CATCCGCACTGAGCCACAATTCGGTTGGTCCTCGTTCGACCCGGAGCTGCACTTCGAATGGATGTCCACGCGCGGATGGTTTGTGGTGCGCCTGGACGCGATGCAGTCGGAGAACATCAAGGAGAAGAAGGAAATTTTCCCCGGCATGCAGACCTACGAGGGCATGCTGCAAATCATCGCCAACGCCGGCGGCCTGGACTCGCCCGGCTACTGGACGATGGTGCGCGGTTGCTACCCGCCCATCGGTGTGGCGCTGGCGGTCATCCCGCAGGGTCTGACGGTCAACCTGAAGTGCGATGTGATTTGGTATGATACTCCGGAGCCCTGCGCCGGCGCAGACTTGGCCCTGGAAGGCGGCGACGCCTGCCGCTTCTGTGTGGGTAAGTTCGGACGCGCGAGTGGCGTAAAGCTCGGCCCAAGCCTGCTGCACCCCGAAGGCGAAACGATTTGGTTCACGGACCGCAACGGGCACAAGGCCCCCAAGCAACTCCTGCTCGGCGAGAAAATTTTCCCCATGGCCAACGGCGACACGTTCGCGGTCGGCGACGAAATCGTTCGGCTCTGTCGCGCGCTGAAAATCAAGCCGGAGCACCTTGCGCTGGACCGGACCGGCAACGGCCAGGGCGTTTACGATTACCTGCGCTCGCGTTGGTCCCCCGGCATCATCGGGGTGAATTTTTACGAGGGCGCGTCCGAGCAGCGGGTGTTCCTCGAGGATGAAGACTCGGCCAAGGAACTTTACGACCGCGTCAACTCCGAGTTGTGGTTCGCGCTGCGCCGCTGGCTCGAATTCAAATACATGTTTCTCGCGTTCAGCATGGACACCAGCGAGCTTTTTCCCGAGCTCACCGACCGGCTGTTCCGGATGATTGGAAAAAAGTCCCACGTTGAGTCGAAGAAGGAATACAAGTCGCGCCACGGCGGCAAGTCGCCGGACTCCGCGGACGCGTTCACGCTTTTGCTGCACGCCGCTCGCCGTGGGTTCGGGTTCACCCCGAGCATGGCCGGCGACACGAACGTGGAACCCATCGAAACGCAGTCCGAGTGGGACCCCCAGGAAAAAGACATCGGCTGCGACCGGATGAACCGGTTCTACGACCTGGACACCAACTCGGACGACCTCGAATTATGAGCGTGAAATTCAACACTGCACTATTTCCTCCCGGCGGTTGGCAATTCATTGATGCTCAAGGGGTTAAGCATAGAGGTGTTAGCATGGCCCAGCTTGTTGGGCGCGTGTTGAACTATCGGGTCATCAACCACTTGCCCGTCGGCGACCCGGCTGCGGAGGTGAATACTCAGCTCTGCCAGAACTTCCCCGGCTACTGTAAGTCTAACTACGAGAAGAAGTTAAAGCGGGTTATCCCCCAGCCATCCCGAGGATGCACATCATGCGGAAAAAAGCGAAAAACGCCGCGAAAGCCCTGAAAAGAGTGGTCAACGCGGTTGCGGCCGGCTCGACAGTGTTTGTGGGCGAAAAAATCACGGCCCAGCGGTTGGATGCCTGCCACCGTTGCCCGAGCTTTTTGCCGAAAACTGGGCAATGCGCCGAGTGTGGGTGCTTTGTTCGAGTGAAAGCGAAGCTTTCGACCGAGGCTTGTCCGTTGCATAAGTGGCCCTTGACATCTGTCTGAAAAGCTGCACTTAAAGGAGAGATGGAATTTAATAAGGCAGAGCGGATGTATATTGCCCGAAAGCGAAAAATGAATTTGCTTAAGATGGGGCGCCCCTGCTACGACTGCGGGGGGATGTTCTCCCTAGCGGCTATGGAGTGGGACCACGCCCGCGGTGTGAAAGGGTTCAACATCGCGACAGGTTTGAATCGCCCCCTGGAAGAAGTCGTGGACGAAATCGCAAAATGCGACCTTGTTTGCGCGAACTGCCATCGGGTTCGCACTGCCTCCCGTAACACCAGATATGCCCCTTTCACCATCCCAAGCTGAACCCAGTTACCTCAACGAACCCCAGGGAGATTTCAAGGGAGCAGTGTCCCCGCCCGACCTGAGCAAGAACCTGAAGCCCGGCAACCGGGCGATTCGGGACGCGATTCAGGCGAAGAACATCATAATGACGCTGCTCGCCGCCTCGCGCGAGCGCAATATCAAGAACGCACGCATCCAGGCGAAGGTTAACAGCGAGAAGCCGCACCGCACCGACTCGTTGGAGAACGAAGGGCTGGCTTGGAAAGCAAATTTTTCAACGAAGGTCCTCGCGATGCTGGTCGAAAAGGTCGCGCCGCGCTTCGTGCAGGCGGTCGAGGCCACGAAATACATCACCAACTCCTCGCTACCCGAGGACATTGAGGGCGCCGCCGAAAAAACCGAGGCCTTCCGTCGCGAAATCACCTCGACCGCGCGCAATCGTCCCGGTTGGCGAGATTTTCTCGGTGACTTGGCGCAGGAGAACGCACTTTTCGGGTTCGCGGCCGTCGCGCACCTCGACGAGTTCAGCTGGTTCCCGAAATTTTTCCGCCAGGACTTCATGGCGATTCCGACCGGCACGAAACCGACGCCCGGCAAGGCCCAGGTCGTCGGCCTGAAGGAAGTTTTCCTGCTCCACGAGCTGTTCGACCTCATCCGCGACAAGGAATCCGCCATCGCGCGCGGCTGGAACATCGAAAACGCGGTGATGATGCTCAACGCATCGATGCCCCAGGACCGGCGCTCGCAGTATTCGGCGTGGGAACGCGTTTACGAGGACCTGATTCGCGAGTCGAACCTCGGGCTGAGCCACGAGTCCGGCGCGCGGGTCGTAGTCGTGTGGCATTTGCTCGCGACGGAGATTGACGGCAAGGTTTCCCACTACATTTTCGAGGAAAAGACGTTCACCGAGCTGTTCACGAGCGAAGACCAATACGAAAGCATGTGGGATGCGGCCCACTTCTTCACTTTCCAGCAGGGCAACGGCACAATCCACGGCTCGAAGGGAATCGGGCGCGAACTTTACTCCATCGCCGGCATCATCGACCGTTCGCGCAACGAAGTGGTGGACCGGCTCAACCTTTCCGGCAAAGTTATCATCCAAGCGGACGAAAAAGTCCTCAAGCGCTTCCGAATGTCGGTCGTCGGCAACGCGATTCTCATCGCGCAGGGCTACAGCGTGTCGGAACGCAAGCTGGACGCCGCCGTCGAGCCGTTTATCCAGCTGGACCAGTTCCTGACGAACCTTTTGGACCAGATGGCCGGCGCCACGACGCCCAAAGCGCTCGAAGGCGAGCGGGTGACCAAAGCCGCGGTGGATTTTCTCGCCTCACGCGAGGAAGAGACCAAGGACAACATCATCTCGCGGTTCCTCACGCAATTTTCGGCGATGGTGACGCCCATGCAGAAGCGCATGTGCGACCCGAACACTTCCGAGGACGATGCGAAGGCGATGCAGGACCGCCTGTTGAAAATTATGTCGCGCGAGGAGTTGGACATGCTCGCGAATATGCCTTCGGCCGAGACGGTGAAGGACTACACCGAAATCGAGCGCCAGCAAATCGTAATCATCGCGCAGGAAGCCCGCGGCAACCCGCTTTACAACGGAAAAGAGATGGAGCGGCGCAAACTCACCGCGCTCATCGACGAGGAATTCGCCGACGCCGTGCTTTTGCCCGACAACGACCCGACGGAGCAGGCGGAGCAGGCCCGGCAGCAAATGCTGGAGCTGGCGTCCATCATCATCCCGCAAAACGCGGACGTGCCGGTGTCACCGCGCGACGGCCACCTCATCCACCTCGGCGTTTTGATGCCGGCGCTGGAAACGACCGCGCAGCACGTCGTCCAAGACCCGCACGCGCTGCCGACGCTGATGGCAATCCTGAAGCACGCGAAGATGCACGAGCAGGCCGGCCTGCAAGTGGGCGTGAGCAAGCAGGACATGGCCCCCTTCACGGACATCATCAACAAACTCGCAGCCGAAATGCCGAAGCTCGCCGAGGCGGCTCAGCAACAGGCCGCAGCCGAGCAGCGCCACGCCGAACTTCAGGCGGGCGCTCCTCCTGGCCCCCTCGACGAAAACGGTCAACCAATCCCTGGCGTGTCACCCGCTGCGCCCGAGCCGGCGCCCGAGGCCGCGCCCGCCCCCGAACCCGCACCACCCGAAGCCGCCCCAGCACCAGCCATCTAATCCGGTCCCCTACAGACCATGAACGCAAACGAACCCATCGCATGGGATAGCACCAACGCGAAAATTCTCAAGGACTTCATCGCCTCGAACACTGGGGCCGCGGCCCTGGCGTCCACGCTCTACCAGCTTCCACCTTTCGACCCTAGCACGCCTCACACGTTGCTCGTGTCAACCCTTCTGCGCGAGGGCTACCAACGCGCAGTGCAAACTTTTCTGGACCTGCAATCGCACCAGCCGCCGCAGCCGGAACCCGAGAGCCGATACCCGGACCTCGACGCAAACGAGAATTGGCCGAAGGAGCTTCAGCTTCCCGAGGACGAAAACCCTACAGAGTAACCTATGCCCGCTCCCACGAACCCCAACGCACCCGGCGCTGACCTCAGCGCGAACATGCCGTCCATCTCCGCCGAGACATCGAGCGCGCTGGACGACTTGTTGAAGCAACAGCAGGACGACAACCAGCCCACGCCGCCGGCCAAGCCCGACCCCACGCCGACGCCCGCGCGCGGACCTGATGGCAAGTTTTTGAAGCCCGCGGAACCCGCGCCCATCGTGCCGGCTACGCCCCCGACCGAGCCCAAGCCGGACCCGGCCCCCGAACCGAAGCCCGACCCGGCGCCGGCCGACCCGTTCGACGTGGCCCCGCCGGCTAACCTCAAGCCTAAGGCCGCGGAGGCGTTCGAGAACGTCAAGCGGCTCGCCAAGGAAAAGGTAGCCACGCTCCAGGCGGAGCGCGACGAGCTGGACAAGAAATACAAGGAGCTGTCCGAGAAAGCCGGCCGCGTGGACCCGAAGGTCGAGCAGGAGCTGAAGGAGCTTCGTGAATTCCGGCGCAAGCTGGACGTGGAGGCGGACCCGGAGTTCAAGAAATTCGACGACGAGCACAACTCGAACGCCGAGTCCATCTACGGACGGCTGAAGGCAGTGGGCGTGGCCGATACGACCATCGAAAAAATCAAGGGAATGGGCGGCATCTTCAAGGTGCAGTGGGACCCCATCCTCGAAAAGATTCCGTCGCAGGCCCGCCGCTTCATCGAAGTGAAGCTGACCCAGCTCGAAGACCTCCGCGACAAGAAAGCCGCCGCCGTCGCCGCGGCCAAGAAAAACTCCGAAGAGTTTTTGACCCAGCGCGCCCAGGCCGGTGAGCAGAGCAAGCAGGCTTTTCGCGCGCAGGCCTCGAAGTCGCTGGACTCGATGTTGCCGAAGATGGACTGGTTCGTGGAGAAGAAACCCACGGACAAATCCACCGAGGCCGAGAAGGCGTCCATCGTGGAGCACAACAAAATGCTCAACGACACCAAGGAAGCCATCAAGGAAGCGATGGAAGACGACAGCCCCGAGATGCGGTCGTTCCTCGCCGTCGGTCTGGCCCAGCTGATGAAGCTGCGCGTGGACTACACGTCCGCCATCAGTTCGCACAAGGCCGAGGTGGAGAAGCTGACCGCCGAGCTGACCGCCGCCAAGGCGCTCCTTGAAAAGGTCAAGAAGGGCTCGACCAATCGCCTGCGCGAGACGCCGGCCACGACCAACGCACCGAATGCGGTGGGCGCCGGCATCAACGAGAAGCCCGGCGATGCGCTCGACCGGCACCGGGCTGAAGTGGAAGCCAAGCAATGAGCCGACAGGTCTGCATCTGCCTACCGAGTTACAAATCGATGGAGCCACGGATGGCTTTTTCGGTGATGTCTCTGCTGAACCGTGCGAAGACGGCGCAGACGGCATCGATGCTGGACTTCGGCGATGCGTTCATTGTTCATTCTCGAAACAAACTGGCCGACCAATTCCTCCGAACAAAGATGGAGTGGCTGCTAACCATCGACGACGACATGGTCGTCCCATTTGGCAATGCTCAACTTTTTAATTCGTTCACTGGCTTCAATCTGCCTGAGCGCTTTGCCGGACTCCACGTCATTGACCGCCTTCTCTCCCACGGTAAGACCTTGGTTGGCGCACTATACATGGGTCGTTGGGAAAACGGCAAAGCGATGTATGGCGAAGGTTGCGACGCGCAAGAACTGAAGTATGCGCGGTCCGGCCCGCATGATGAGTGCAAACCCACACGCTGGGTCGGCACCGGCAGCATGCTGGTCCACCGGTCCGTGTTCGAGGACATAGAGAAGAAATTCCCGCACCTCGCGCGCGGCGCGAACGGGCTCGGGGGCCAGTGGTTCACCAGCTCCGAGCACGACCTGCGCGCAGCTGTGGAGAAAGCCGTCGCGATGGCGGACCCCGCAGCGGCGATGCGCTTTATCAGCGACGCGCTGACGATTTCAAAACGAAACTCCAGCCTAGGCATGGGGGAAGACGTGCAGTTTTGTGTGCGCGCGGCCCAGGCGGGGCACCAACCCTTCGTGGACATGGGCTGTCTCTGCGGCCACATCGGCAGCTACTGTTATGGCAAACCGACCCGATAAAATTCTCCTCTCGTTCCTGTTCTGGGAAGGTGACAAGGCCATGATGTGCAAACTTGCGCGGCTGGTCGCCGACCTGGAACCGCGTATGTCCGAGTCCGCCGACGTGCTTTTCTCTGCGCGCTTCGACTGCACGCATGACCTCGACACCATTCAGTATGTCTCCCGAAAATTCAAAGTCCACACAAACATTTGTCGCGGACGCCGGGGCGTGGGTTGGCCTGCCGGCTGCAACGACATCGTCTTCGGCACTCTCGATTACGTCCACGATTACGGTGCGGCCCGGCGTATCCCTCCTTACAAGGCTGTCCTCCTTTTGGAGGCGGACGGTGCGCCACTTCGGACGGGCTGGATAGAGGACCTCTCGCGCGCGTGGGACGAGGCGAACGCGGTCAAACCAGTTCGCGTATTCGGCCCATTGATTGCCGACGGCGTGCCGACCGCCGGGAAGCAGCATATCAACGGCAACTGCTTCGTCTCTGGCGACATGTCTTTTCTGCACTGGTTCACCCGCAAGCTGGGCGGTTGCACGCCGCGCGCGGGCTGGGACTGGATTCTTGCACCGCAATTCAAGCGCATGGGCTGGGCCGACTGTAAACAGATGCGGTCTTGGTGGCGCTGTCCGCAGGTCACCCAGGAGACCTACAACGCGCTGCTTGACGCAGGCGTCAGCTACCTGCACGGGTGCAAGACCGACGACGTGCGCGAGCTAGTCCGAAAGAAATACCTGTGATTGGACCCCTGGGAGAAAATCTGATTTTCGCAATCGGCACGCCGCGCTCCGGCACCACGCTCGTTCAGCGCGTGCTCGCGGGCCACTCGAAAATTTTCGCGACCGCCGAACCCTGGATTATGCTCCACCCGCTCTACGCGTTGCGCGACGCTGGCCACACGGCGGATTACGACGCCAATCTCGCGCGCGAAGGGTTGAAGGATTTCTGCCAAGTTCTCCCCGGCGGCGAGCAGGCGTATGTCGAGGGACTGCGACACCTGTTCTGCGGGCTCTACAACGGGGTCACACCCGCCGACAAACAGTGTTTCCTCGACAAGACCCCCCGATATTTTTACATCGCTCCTGAACTGAAGCGCGTGTTCCCGGCGGCGAAATTCGTGTTTATCCTCCGCAACCCGCTAGCGATTCTGGCGTCCACGCTGGACTCCTGGCTTAAGGGCGAGTGGCACGCATTTCACGGCCACCTGCCGGACCTGAAAAACGGCCCGCGTCACATGGCGGCAGCTCTCGACTTCTTCAAGGGCGACTCTATCCAGTTTCGATACGAGAACTTCGCGCAGCATCCCGAACCGGAATTCTCGCTCCTATGCGACCGACTCGAACTGCCGTTTGAGCCAGACATGTTGAACTACGGCACCAAGCCGAAGCCGTTCGGGCGAATGGGCGACGCCGTGGGAATACCCAAGCACACGCATCCCGTCAATGAGAGTGTGCAAAAATGGATGGAGACGCTGTCCGACCCCAAGCACCGATTTTTGGCCGAGCGATATCTGGAATGGCTGCCGGAGGACACCTGCACGCGCTTGGGATACCCCAAGTCCGAGATGATTCGCGCTCTTAATAGCCTGCCGGCGCCGCCGTCTGAATGCCCCATGTCCGGACTGGAAGATATTTTCAAATGAACTTGGACTCCAAAATCTATGTCGCCGGCCACCGCGGACTCGTCGGGGATGCCGTGCTTCGACTGCTCCGCGTGCGGGGCTTCCACAACATCGTGACGGCGACCTCCGCCGAGATGGACCTCACCAAGCCGGACCTCGTCCGTTGGTTCTTCTCTGTCCACAACATCGAATACGTCTTCCTGTGCGCGGCGCACGTCGGCGGCATCCTGGCCAACGACACGCACCGCGTGGACTTCTTGCTCAAGAACCTCGCCATCCAGACCAACGTCATCACGAACGCGGCGGCGTATGGCGTGAAGAAGCTGCTCTTTTTGGGGTCGTCCTGCATCTACCCGAAGAACGCCACCCAGCCAATCACGCCGGACGCGCTGCTCACCGGGCCGTTCGAGCCGACGACCGAGGCCTACGGCATCGCCAAGTTTGCCGGCATCCGGCTCTGCCAATACCTCCGGGACGAGCAGGGGAAAAACTTCATCTGCGCCCAGCCGCCGAACCTCTACGGGCCGGGCGACCGGTTCGACGCCGCGCGGTCGCACGTCGTCCCCGGGCTAATTACGCGCATGCACCAAGCCAAAATGCTGGGGCTGCCGGAGCTGGCGGTCTGGGGCGACGGGACGGCCAAGCGCGAGCTGCTTTATGCGGATGACCTCGCTGTGGCCCTGCTTTTCCTGATGCACGCCTACGACGGCCGGGAGCCGGTGAACACCGGCAGCGGCGACGAATGGACCATCCGCGCGATTGCCGACGAGGTCCGCCGCGTGGTCGGCTACCAGGGCGCCCTCTTCTTCGACGACTCTAAGCCGACGGGCGTCCCCCGCAAGGTGCTGGACAATTCGTTCATCCGCGGCCTGGGCTGGCGTCCGAAGGTGGATTTTCCGGAGGGCCTGGAGCGGACGTATCGGGGCTTCTTGCAGCGAATGACGTTGGGGTCTTGACATTCGCGGAAAAGTCCACACTGGGATAGGTGTGAAGACTTGCACAAAGTGCGGACAGACTAAGCCCCCCGAGGCATTTCATAAATCCGCGAAATACAAGGGCGGGCTTGATTGTCACTGTCGCGAATGCAAAAAGGCCCGGCATGTTGCATATTACGCGGCGAACCGGGGCGCGGTTTTGGCTCGGAACCGCGGCTGGGCGCTGAAAAATAAGGCTCGGGCGGCTGAATGTAACCGAAACGCCGCCTATATGCGGACACATGGGATAACCTCTGCACAGCGGGACGCCATGGCGGAGTCGCAGGCAAACCGATGCGCGATATGCGGCTGCCCCAAACCCAAACACGGTGGTCGCGGTCAGGTTCTACACATTGACCATGACCATGTTACCGGCAAGTTGCGGGGCCTACTCTGTTTTGAATGCAACACCGGACTGGGAAAGTTTGGTGATTCCCCCGAGCGGCTTGAGCTGGCCGCAACCTACCTTCGCGAGCATAAGCAGAATCCCTCTTGACTTTTTCGGTTTTCGGGACACTTCTCCTACGACCTAACGGCCCTACTGGTCTGGGGCAATCGGCCTAAACTGTCTGGCGGCTGGCCGGCGCTGACAGGGTAACTTCGCAGCCCAATTGCGAGGAAAACCGTCCGACGGATATTTCCCGAGGACAGAAACCAACTAGGTTTTTTATGGCTGGAGAATGTAACAGCGCAGACCAGATTTCTGAGATTGCGCAAAAAGACGTGTCCCGTCTCGTAGGGACTGTGGCGAAAACTCTCGCTGCAAACAGCGTGTTCATCAATGTCATCGGTGGAGGTGTCTTTCCATCAGGGGTTTCCGATGAAATAAGGTTTCCCGTTCAAATGCAGGCGGCTCCTGGCGACTCGCTGGCTCTCCCGACTTTTCAGTGCGACACTGAAGTCTGCGGAACCAACGGCATCCAGGACCTCACCGACGCGATTGATTTCACGGCTCGCTTGGAAACCAAGCGCGGTCGCGGTCCTCGCGTGTGTGTCAAGAAAGGCTACGCGGCCTTCAAGTCGAGCTACCTCTCGGCCGAAGATTCGCTCCGTAAGCTGATTACCCAATACGTGAATTCCGATATTCGCGCGCAGCTCTATCTGCGTTCGGCGTCGAAATTTAACGCGGTCGCGGGTTACGACTTCGACTCGCTGTTCACCGGTGGAACCGAAACGGACCTCGGCGTCCAGTTCGCTCCGCTCAATCCGACGGGTCCGCTCAGCTTCAAGGCTCTGCACTACGTCACGCGGTTCGTCAAAGAGGCGTTGTTCGCCTCCATGTTCGACAGCGAAGGCAAGGGTATGCCCCACGCTCGCTTCATCGGCAGCTCCGACATCATCGAGAGTTTCCGCAATGAAATTGGCGTGAAGGAAATCCTCATCGGTCTGACGACCGGTGGATACAAGCTGGGCGAGCAATCGGTCAGCGCCTACCAGTTCGAAGAGGCCCCCGCTTACCGCGGCATCGCCTTCGGTGTGGACCAGCGTCCGCTCCGCGCCACTGGTTTCGACGGCGACGGCAACCTGATTCTGGTTGACCCCGTCGTGAACGTCGCGAACGTGTCGAAGAACACGGCATTCGCGAAAATCAACCCCGCGTGGTTGGCCGCGACCTACGAGGTCGGGTTCCTGATGTTCGACAACACCTTCAACCGGCTGGTGCCCGAGAAGTATGTCGGCGAAGGCACGTTCAAGTATGCCCCGCAGCTTCACATGGGTGAGCTGGAGTGGCACTACATCGTGGACAACGACTGTAACCAGTTCGGCGACTTCGGCTGGCACAAGTATCAGATTACTCGTGCCTACCAGCCGATTCGGCCGCAGCACGTCGTCCCCATCCTCTACAAGCGCTGCACCGCGGACCTCGGTCTGCCGGACTGCGCTGTGCCGGACAGCTCCAGCTTCTCTGGAAGCGATGCGTTTGCCACGTTGGGCGTTTGCGACTCCTAACCGTGGTCTGTAGGCGTGGGGCGGGCGAAAGCCCGCCCCACGAGCAGGACTGAAACAATCAACTCCAAACTCACATGACTTACGTTCAAGCTCAAGCCGCCCTCCTGGCGCTCGGACATGACCTCAGCCTGACTGGCCTCGAAGGCCGCTCGGTCTCGGGTCTGTTGCAGGAACTCCTCGTCGCCGGTGGCTCCGCCATCACCGACAAGGGTGCCGGGTCCGATTACGATAACGCGCTCGTCACTGCGCTCGGTATCGATACGCCCATCAGCTGACCAATCTGGGGGCGGGCCGCAAACCCGCCCCCAACCTTTTCCGTGTTCGACAACTTCAAAGTTTACGCCGCCTCCGCCCTCGGGTTCGGCTCGCCCCTCGCAAATATTTTCCTCGACACATCCACCTCGGTTCTCGGTGTGCTGGTGTTGGTCGGACAGATTGCCGTCGCCACTGTCACGACGCTTTACATTTTCCGCAAGGCGCAAGCCCTGCGCAGCGACAAGAAAGACAAGAAGTAACCATGAGCAACGCATACAACGACCCCGTCCAACGCCTCGGCGAAAAACTCGCTGCGGACCTCGGCATCGTCGCCAACCCTTACGACGCGGAAATCGACCTGTGGGTCCGCGCGGCTGCCATTGTCGGCGCCAGCGTGAGCACCTCCACGCCGCTCGATGAAGCCCGCGTCCGTGTGCTTCAGAACTGCACGCTCACCCCGGCCTAATGTATCCGGACCCATCACCGAAATGGGGCGACTCCGAGAACACGCTGCTGGGTAAGTGGCTGGAAATCCTTGGAGGGGAAGCCAAGCCTGGGGACTCAGACCACCAGCTGCTCTACCGCATTGCCCTGCTCCTAGACAACGCTTTTTGATATGGACACGACTCCTCGCTTTAACGACCCAGACAACACGTTACTGAAGAAAATCTGTCTTCTGCTTCACGGGGGGGTGTCGAGTGGCGTCCTCACTTTCAACACGCGTTCGGGGGCCATCACGCTCACGGGTGCGGACGTGACGGGCGCCCTCGGCTACACGCCGGTGAATCCCTCTGGCGCCACGCTGACTGGGTCTTTGGTCCTGCCTACCGGCATCCACCTTTTCCTCGGCCCGGCCAACGCTACTCACCCCGCTCTAAAGGATTCTGGAGTGGGTATCGCGGAAGTATCTCTTCGCAAGGGCGATGATTCGGGTTACGCCAATTTATTGGTTGGGTTTGTGCAAGCCCGAATCGAGGACACGGGAACCGGGACTTCCCCCGCGGCTTTTGAGGTGTATCACAACACTACATCCGGAACTCCTGCGATAAACTGCGGCGTGTCCTACGACATGCGCGCGGATTCTAGCACTACGGACCGGCAACTTCAGTGCCGGTTTTCCACGCTGTGGACGGACGCCACACACGCTACGCGCACGTCGCACCTGCGATTCCTTCCCACCTTGAACGGCGTCACCACGGAGGCTTTGCGTCTTTCGAATGCCCAGGTTGACGCGCGCAATGGCGCGGTATTCGCTGTCGCCGGCACACAGGTAGTGACCTCTCGCAAGACTGGATGGACCGCAGCGACGGGGACTTCCTCGCGCGCGACCTTTGCAACCACGACTGTCACGACCGAGGAACTAGCCCAACGGCTGAAGGCGCTGTTGGAAGACCTCACCAGCCACGGGCTCATCGGCACCTAATGAAAATTCTACTCGCGCTCGCACTAGCACTCGCACTGGTCGCCGGCTGCACGCTCCCGCTCAAGCCGGGGTCGGCTTCTATTAAGTCGGCAAGCGGCGAGGTGGTTTCCGTCAAGCAATCCCAGAACCCGCTTAACGAAACCGTCCAGGACTACAAGCGGACGACCAGCCAGGAAGGCACCACCGAGGAAGTCCACACGAAAATCGGCGCGGCCCAGAAAGACGTGGCCCGCGAGCTGGGGGCCAAGCTGTCCTCGCTCCGGCCGGTGATGTGGGTCGGCATTTTGGTTTTGCTTTTCGGCGTGGCCAGCGCGGTTTGGCCCCCACTTAAGGTGCTCGTCGGTGGCAGCGTCACCACGTCCGCCGTAATCGCCGCGGCCGGCGCCGGCATGATTGTGCTCCCCGTCCTCGTGGTCGGGCATGAGATTTTGATTCTCTCCGTTGCCGCGGGTGCGGCGGCGCTCTATTTTTTCGCGCACCGACACGGCAACCTGCGAGGACAACTCAGTGCGCTTCTGGGAAAGTAAACTATGTCGTGCTCTAACTGCAACAATTGCGACTGCGGCGGGTGCGGTGGCGCGGACTGCAACTCGACTTTTCCCGCGAGCTGCAACCCCCAGGCCAACTGTTCTCCCTGCAAGTCCTGTCCTCCGAATAGCGCGGATTGTGAGACGCTCCCAAGCGCACTACAGAATTTCGTCGATGCCTTTTTCGGTTCGGTCACGAAGACTGAAATAGACGGGCAGGTCACCTGGATTCTCCCGTGCAACCTGGACATCGGCTTGCCCGGCAACCCGCGCGCGGACGGCGAAGGGCTCGCGTGTTATTTCCTGCGGCTGTTCCGGGATGGCATCAACGGGCTTGAAGGCCCGACTGGCGCGACCGGCGCGGCCGGCGAAAACGGTGCCAATCCCTGGACGATTATCCTAACCGCGTTTGTGCAGCCGACGGCCGGCGGCACGGTGAACTTCAACATCGTGGACTCGCCCTCGGTCACCGTGGGCCAGACAGTTTTCATCCCGGGGTCCGGCTACTACATCATCACGAGCCGCGTCTCCAACTCGGTATTCGCGCAGCTCATCGAGTCTGTGCCGACGCCGAACGCGGTCACCGTCCCGGGCACCCTTGTGCTGCCCTGCGGGCCGCGCGGGCTCACCATTACCGGTCCGACTGGCGCACCCGGCTTGCAGGGTCCCACGGGCGCGCAAGGTATTCAAGGCCCGACCGGCCCGACAGGGGCAACGGGTCCGACCGGGCCGACGGGGGCTGTCTCCACGAACTCCAACGGGCAGGTGGTCATCACCGGCGCGACGGACATGACGGTGACGAACTCGGACAACAAAATCACGTTCGGCATCGACGACCCGGAAGTCACGCTCCCGACCATCGGCACATATTTCGTCATGGCGCGCTTCCGCTGCTTCAATGACATCGGCAGCGGGGACAATCTTCAGTGGGATTTTTACCTGAACAATCAGACGACTGCGACCCCGGTGCCCGGCGGCGAGCACCCGGACACCATCATCTGGAACACCGGTGGAAGCAACCACTGCACGTATGTCCACATCTGGGCGATTGTGCAGACCGCGAGCATCAACAACATCATCGACGCGCACGTCACGTCCGAAAGTGCCTCGGCACCGCAGACGATTTTTCAGGACGGCTCGAACATCATGTTCATCAAACTGGCATGAACGATTGCACGCATCCGCTTCATCGCGATACCGAAGGCGATTTGTCCCGGCCCTGCAACCCGAAGGGCGCGACGAAAATCCTGCCCGGTCGCACGCTGCCGGAGCGCATCATTGTCAACCAGACGGATGACGTGCTGCAAGACGAGGACGGCTTTCCTCTTTTGGATGAGGCGTCCGGGGCCACCATCATCGACGATTTGCGCGAATGAAAGTTTCAAACTACGTAGCGGGCTCTGAGTCCAACCCCGAGGGTTGGCTGTTCATTGCGGAAAAACAGCCCCCGGGCGCGGAGAAGCCCTACATCACGAAGAAACTCGCGCCCAGCCAATTGGGGGCCACCGGTCCCGCGGGTCCGCAGGGCCTTCCCGGGGACCCCGGCCCGACCGGCCCAACCGGCGCGGCGTCCACCGTTCCCGGGCCGACCGGCCCGCAGGGCGCCGACTCGTCCGATGAGTGGGTGCATCCCGATGGCCTGTCGCTGGACCTATTTGAGGAATACGCCCCCGGGGCTATCGGCGCCCCTACGGGCGGTTTCGGGTGGGACACGAATGGTATTGTCTCTGGCGGCAACATCGTGCAACGCTCTATCGCGAACGGACGCACGGAACGACGACTCAGCCTCACCTCTGGTGAGTTTGCGCGCAAGCTCTACGTTGGGTCCGATTGGCATCGCCTGCGCATCGCGCTCCTGCTCCGCGTCAACGGGTCATCCACCTTCACCGGGAATGGATTCGTTGGCCTGTGCAGCGGCACGAGCAACCCATTTGGCGGCACAACGGACAATTCCATCGGGATTTATTTCGACCCCGCTAGCGCGAATTCCTGGGCCTTCGTGAACGGCACGGCCAAGGACTTTTTCTTCCAGAGTGTCAGCACCCGATTCGTCACGAAACGCGGTGCAGGCGCGCCGGCTGATTTCGGCGCGGGGGCCGGTTCCGACGGTCGGCGGTTCGCGGCCACTGAGAACGCCCGTTCGATTCTTTTCCTAGACATTTCCCGACCGGTGGCCGCGACGACCGCAACACCCGTGACGTATTCCTTCGGCATGCGCTCTACGAACGTGACGCAGGCCGAGTTTGCGCTGAGCAAACGGGCGCTGCTCCACACGTTGCTCGCCAGCGTGAACGCCAATCTCGCTGGTGACGATACCATTGTCCAGGTGAGCGGTAGCGCCGGCACTACCGTAACCAACTCCACCACGTTCGACGAATCTACGGGCGTGCTCGACACGCTGAATATACGTTGGGACGGCGCGCATCCGTTGGAGATTTGCGGCATGGGAGTTTTCAAGGTTTACTAACATGAACGTCTCGCTGGAAGAAGTTTTCGAACAGACGCCCATCACCGTGGACGGCGACGGGCATCTGCTGATTGGCCAGCTGAGCGACGGCGGGGTCATCCAGCTCCGTCGCATCCATGTCACTTCGCTGAACCAGATTGCGGGGCCTACCGGCCCCACGGGTCCGACGGGCGCGAATGGCACGAACGGCACGAATGGTGTCACGGGTCCAACCGGCCCCACGGGTCCCACTGGCCCCACGGGCGCGGTCGGTCCGACGGGCTCGAATGGCCCAACGGGTCCCACGGGTCCGACGGGCGCGAATGGTGCAAGCGTCACGGGTCCGACGGGGCCGACCGGCCCCACGGGTCCCACGGGTCCGACGGGCGCCACGGGCGCAACGGGCGCGGGTGGCACGGGAACCACGGGCGCTACGGGTCCGACTGGACCGACCGGCCCCACCGGCCCCACCGGCGCGAATGGCGCGACGGGCGCGACGGGTCCGACGGGTCCGACCGGTCCGACCGGTCCGACGGGCGCGAACGGCACGGGCGGCGTTGCCGGTTCCCCGGCCGACCCATCCACTTTCGCTGTAGAAAGTTTCGACGACTACGCCACCGGCGCCATTACCAGCTTCACGAGCGGCTCGGGTTGGAGCGGCAGCGGTGCGGCATCTGGCGCGACCATCGTGGCCGTGACCATGAACGACGGCCGCACGGACAAGCGGCTTTCCTTGGCGGGTCCGGGTGAGTTCAAGCGAAAAATGGCCTGGGGTGAAAAGTGGAAGCGCTTGCGCATTGGTCTGCTTTTGCGAATCAACAGCGGGTCCACCATTACCGGGGACTTCGCTTTCGGTGTGTGCTCCGGCATCGTGACCGGCGCCGGCAGCACGGGCTGCGCGAACTTCATCGGGGCCACGACGCGCGTCGGCAACACGAACCAATACACGTTTTCCGCCGGCACGGACATTGCGACTTTTGCCGCCACGTTTGCGGGCGGGTCTTCGAAGCGGAACGCGACCTGGACCGACTACGGGGGCGTCTCTTCGATGAAGGGCTACCCGTCCACGTCCACCGCGCTTTGCTTGAATGTTTTCGACGTGAAGCGATTGCGGTTCGGGGCCAGCACGACTTACTCCATGTTCGTCCAGGGTCCTGCATCCTCGGGCACGGGTGCCGGCGGACCGGAGCAAAATCTGGATTGGGGGAACCTGCTCAATGTGGCCGCGGACCCGGACACTTCGACCAACAACAACGGCTGGTGGTGGGACGGGGCCTCGTCCACGCAGTCTGCGACTTTTGATGAGTCCACGGGCGTCCTCGACACCATCAACATCTGGTGGAGCCACGCCACGACCCCCATCGAGGTGGCGGGAATCGTGGTTTATAAGCTCTATTGACAACTGCTGGAAATCAACCACTTCTTACACGATGAAAAACGACATGCCTATAGATTTGGGCTACAAGATGGACATGGGACCTAGTTCCACGGCCTCGATGGCCGAGAAGATGTATCCCAACCTTCACCTCGAATGGCCGTCGGACTATGACCTACCGGACTCCGGTGAGATGACGGTCACCTTCCGGAAGACCGGTGAGAACAAGTCCAAGAATCGCGACGGGAAGATGCGATACACCGTGGACCTGGAAATCAAATCCATCAACTCGGTGGAAGAGGGCGAAGCCGACGCGCACGACGAGACCGCCGAAGAGGAATCCGGCAGCGACGCGCTCGACCGCCACGCGGCCGAGGTCAGCGACAAAGAGGCTTACTAATGTTCCAGGCCAAGGACATTTTCGACGACGCCAAGGATGTGTTCGGTATCTGCAAAGAGGAGAAGCTCTTTCGCTGGATGACCGACGCCATTCGCATGCTCGCGAACAAGGGCGACATCGACCCGCTGGTCGGCGGGCTGGACATCTGCGTGCAGAACAAGTGCGTCACGCTCCCGCGCGAAGTGGAGACGGTCCTCGGGGTGAACCTCGCCGGCCGGCCCGCGCTCGGACACAACGAACTTTTTTCCTTCCACCTGAACGGCCCCGGCGATTGCAAAAACCGCTGTGACTATTCCTGGTTTGACGAGCTGCCCGCCGTCACCTACAAGGACATCGTCTGCCCCGGCAAGCTGATTGCTTTCGTGGACAAACCCGAGGACTCGGGTGTGGAACTCCGCGTGTTCGGCTTCGACAAGCAGAACAAGCCCCTGCAAACTTTCGAGGACGGTGTCTGGACCGACGGCCTGCTCGTCCCCACGATTTTCGGATACGCGGTGCCGGCGAAGACCGACCCCGAGGTCTCCCGCATCACGGACATCGTCAAGGGTCCCTCGGCCGGCATCATCCGGCTCTCGACCTTCGACAACTCGTCCAGCTCGGGCACGCTCATCGGGATTTACGACCCGGAGGAAACCCATCCCCGCTATCGTCGCATCAAAATCTCGCGCGGCTGCCCGTGGGTCCGCATCGTGTATCGAAAGAAATCCTTCGACATCACGAGCCTCAACACGCGCATCCTTTTGCACAGCCGCTTCGCGCTCGTCATGGCGATGAAGGCCGTGAAGTTTTACCTGGACTCCGACGTTGCTAATGGCATGCAATTCGAGGCACACGCCTCGCGGATTCTCACCGAGCAAGAGGGCGCACTCGTCAGCCCGAATGCGATGCCGATGCAGGTCGAAGACCGCAACAGCATCTCCCAAAAAGACGACTGGAATGTTGACTGATGTGTATGGACAACGTGAAACAAGATAAAGGCATGCCGCCCTCGAACGGGGCGACTGAAAACGCCAAGACCAACGCCAACAAGCCGGCCCCGCAAGGCATCTTCGACTATTCGGTCGTGGACGCCGAGGACAAGGACCGCATCGACCGCCTCAAAAACGGTCACGACAAGGGCAACTACAGCCAATACGTCGGCAGCCTGTAAGCCGCGGACTGAGGGGACATGGCAACGCCGCGTTCAGAAGATGGGGAGCTGACCTTTCTCGGGGGCATGGATTCCATGTCCGACCCCGCGATGTTGACGCCCGGCTTTTACGCGCGGGCACTCAACGCGGTCAACCGCGGCGGCGTGTTACAATGCCGGCCCGGCTACCGGTGCCGCTTCGCGATGCCGGCGGGGAACCTCCAGGGCGGCTTCGTCTTCCGGCCCAAGGTCGGCATCGAATCTGTCCTCTTCGCCGTGGACGGGCTCGTGTATCTGTCGGACTATCCCTACCGAACCTTCCGGCAGCTGGCGATTCAGTTCTCGCCGACGGCCCGGCAGCTTTTCTTCGTGCAGGCCGAGCAGGCCACGACGCGCAACGACGACGGCAGCATTCGAATCATCCCCGCAATTAACCTCGTCATCATCCAGGACGGTGGGCTTACTGCGCCGGCCGTGTTCGACGGCTACAACGCGTTCCACAACCCGGAAATCAAACTCGGCGGGCCGATGGCTTGGTCCGGGGACCGACTCTGGGTGGCCCAGGGCGCAAAACTTTTCGCGAGCGACCTCTACGACCCGCAGCACTTTTTGGAGCCGCAGTATTTCGCCACCGTGGAAGCCTTCACACTGCCGGGGGAAATCACCGCGCTGGCCGAGCCGACCGCGAACGCCGAGCTGGCGTCACTGTTCGTTTTCACCCAGGACACGACGACCCTCATCCAGTCCGGCATCCGCGACCGCGCGACGTGGCTCGCCACGCCAAACTTCCAGTTTCTCCAATTCCCCGAAGTGGGCTGCGTCTCGGCCCGGTCTGTGTCGCTCTTGCACGGCCTGCTGTGGTGGTATTCTGCCGGCGGCTTGACGAACGTGAACGCAGCTGAGCTGACGCGACAGACCTCCGTCACGCCTTATGAGGACAACGAGATGGCGGACAGCAAATCGCGCCTGGGCGATGACCTCAACGGAATCGCCTGTGGATTTTTCGAAAACTACCTGCTCGTGTCGGTGCCCTACTGCGACAAAAAGAACACGCATACGTGGTGCCTGGACGGCGCGACGTGGCAAAAGAAGGACCAGAAGTCTCCCTTCGCGTGGAATTCCATGTGGTCCGGCACGCGGCCGGTGGAATGGCTTTACGGTTTGTTCGCCGGCTCGAATCGCATCTTTTTCGTCAGCGCGGATTTCGACGGCCAGAATCGGTTGTGGGAAGCGTTCACTCCCGACCGCCTGGACGACGGCTGCCCGATTACGTGGTATGGCGAGACGCGCGCGTTCTCGGCCGAGGTGCCGCTCCGGGACAAGACCGTGCGCTACGCCGACATCTTTATGTCCGAGTTATCGGGCACTGTGGACATTGCGGTCTTCTGGGCCGGACCGTATCGGGGTCGCTACAAGCGGCTGATGACGAAACGAATTGAGGCGCCGCGTGGCTCCATTCGTCAGGGACACAAAATCAAGAGCAGCGAAAAAATGTTCGCGTTCAAAAAACAGACGCGGCCCCTGCGAACGCAAGACGCCAAGGAATTGGCCTCGGCCGAGGACCTGTCGTCTTGCGACGTGGAGTCGTTCAAGCTGGATTTTCTCGATGAATCTTTTCAACTTCTCATTGTGGTCTCTGGTCCTGGTGCAGTGCGTGGAATCCGTATTTATATGGAACCCGCTCCGGGAACGCCGGGCGCGGTTAGCCCGAATAAAGAACTCTCCGGCCGCTGCGAGGAAGACGAAGGCCCCGAGCAAAACTTCGTCCGCTTCGACGGCGCGGCTTCGGATAGCATCGCGGAACTGAACGCGAACATCCCACTGTTCACGAGCAACCAGACGGTGTCCATCACCGAGCAGGGCCTTACCGAGGTCGGCACGGGATACGGCGAGTCCATCATCAGCCAGCAGGACGCGGACAAAATCGCGCAGGCCATTGCGCGGCGTCGGGCATCGCGACAGCTGGAGCTGTCGCTGCCGATTATGATTTCCACAGGAACCGGACTATGACCCAGTTCGACTCATTGCGCGGAATCACGCGCCGGGAATTGCGAATCAATTACCGGTCGCCGTTAATCTGTCAGCTCAGCCCTGCTGAAAGCGGCAGCGGTTCGAGCAGCTCGATTCCCGCGTTCATCGCCATTGTCGCGATTGACGGCCCGGTCGGACTGGCTGCCGTCGTGAGTGAATGTCCCCGCGTGATTACGCTAACATGGACCCCGCTCGCGGGCGCACTCGGCTACAACGTATATGTCGCGGACAGCGTGTCTGGTCCGTTCCTCTACGCGGCATCGGTCGAGGACGCCGTCTATACGGCGGAGGTCGCGCCCGGCGAATACTTTTACCAAGTGGCCGCGTTCGGCGACTTCGGGCTGTCGAATCCATCAACCGCGCTGCACGTCGTCGTGGAGCCCTGCCTCTAATTTTATGGCTAACCCCAACGCGAACACCCCGCCGACGCCGACGCCAACGCCCGCGCCCGCGCCGTCTCCGACTCCCGCCCCCGGCAACAGCGGCAACGCCAAGGCCGGCGGACCGCCCCCGAACCCTGGGCACGGCAACAACCACGCGAATCCCCAGGACGCGAAAAAGGCGGTGGACGCGCTCGCGGTGGCCTTCGGCAAAGATTTTCATCGCCGCGACGGCACCATCTTCCGTGTCTCGACCGATGCCGTTGCCGACTTCGAAACGCTCGTGAACGCCGGTGATGGCGACGCCCTGGCGCGTTACCTGGAAAACCCCATCCAGCTTTTGCTGGCGCAGATTTTCGATTTGCAAGACCGCGTCAAGGCGCTCGAACACGGGCCGCAATAATATGCCACTTCAAAAAACCAATTTGGTCATCGTCGCGTCGCAGATTCCGCCCGACTTCGAAGGGACGCCGCAGGAGTATTTCGCGGCAATCCTCGAACGGATGGACATCCAGTCCCCGGTCGGCACGAACTTTTTCGTCATCGGCGACGTGGAGCCCGCGAGCAACTCCGGTCCGTGGTTCAAAAACGGCACGAAGCTCTACGTGTTCGACATCAATGTCGGGCACTACGTCCCGCTGGACATCTCCGACTCGTTGAGCGCGTTCGCGTTCATCGGGCCGAACAACCCCGGGCAGCCCGGCACGAATGACCCGCTCATCTGGTTCCGCTCCGTCGGCAGCCGGCCCGTGGGCTGGTATGGCTGGGACGGAAACTCGTGGGAACCCGCCCCCAGCATCCCGAACAACGGCACCACGGCCAACCGGCCGTCGGACCCCATTGAACTCGAAACGTATTTCGACACGGACATCAACTGCCTGATTCATTGGGAACGGAATGCGTGGCGCACCGTCTCAGGGTCCCCGGGCGACGTCAAGGCCGTCACCGGCGACGTGCTGACGGTTGTCCTCACCCGCAACCCGGGCTGGTCGCTGCTCTACGACAACGACGAGTCCAAGCGCGGCCGGACCATCGCCCAGGCAGCCAAGGATGCGGGGACCTCCCCGGAGAGCGCGGTATCGACCCCCTCGGGAATCACCCAGCGCGGGGCCGGCGACACGTTCGGCGAAGAGAATCATGTGTTGTCCTCGCTCGAAATCGAGCAGCACTCGCACATGATTGGGCACGCGTCGCTCCTGAACAGCACGCAGGCCAACATCGTTTTCTTCCGGGTGGAAGACGCGGACACGGAAATTCAGAGCGCCGGCATCCCGGTGCCAACGCCGCCGAACAGCCAGACCGCCCGCACGGGGCACTCGTCCCCGAACGGCAGCCAGACGGGGGTGACCCTCGGCCCGACGGGCACGCAGCTGATGACCAGCCGCCAGTTCACCTTGGAAAAGGCCCCGGGCTACACCGCGGCGGCTGTCGGTCACAATACCATCCAGCCGACGGTGTTCCTTTGGCACTTGACAAAGGACTGATTCGGAACACTTAATAGTAGATGACCGCAACTGAAAAAGTGACG